CGCCTGAAACGTCCGCCCGACGGTCTGGCCCAGCACATGCGCCAGCGACCGCACTTCCGCCACGAAGGCCATACGGCCGCGCCGGATTTGACCCACCGCACCGCGGCGCATCAGCACCCGTTGGCTCGGGTCCGCCCAGTTCACCCGCCACAGCTCCACCGCTGCATTGTCCCAGCGCCCGTCGAGAATGTCGGTCTCGGTGATCCTGTCCGAGGTTAGCACGCCGGTGGCATCCTGTGCATCGACGGCCAGATCGGAGCCAGAGCGGATTTCGGACGCGGCGAACCCGCTTTCTGGTTCAAATTCGGTGCCATCAAAACTGAGGGCGCGATCATGGTCGGTAAAGCCGAAGCTGCCCCCATCCGTCCGCGAAATCCGCCAGCACCAGGATAAAGTCGTCGTGCCATCGTCGAGATGTGCCTGCAGCGCGGGAGAGAGGGATTTCATCTGCGGATCTCCAGCAAAGGGATAGATGTGATTGAGCCTAGCCGCTCGATATCGAGCGTGACGTCGAGCGTGTCGGTGTCGAAGCGGACGGGCACATCGAATTCAAAGCCTGCAGAGATTGCGACGCCCGCGCCGGGGGCGGCGTTGAACGTGACACTGCCGGTCGTGATGTCGACACTCCAACCGGTCATCTGCTCGACCCCGTTCAAAGCCACCCGGATTGTGCCCGCGACGGGTTTGGCAATGGCGCGGGTCCAGCTTTGTGCGCCGGAAGTATAGCGTTTCAGGAGCGCGAAGGTGGTGACTGCACCATTGCCAGTGCCAATGAGCTGGTCTGTGGGGGCGACCGCCTGCGATGGCAGGCAGGATTTGTAGTCGGCCCAGTCTTTATAGCGAAACCCATGCAGGCGAGCGTTGCGCGCCTCGAAGAAGGCAACGACCGATGCAAGATCATCTGCGCGGCGAATGCCGTAGGCCACGTCAAACCGGCGGCGCGAGTTGGCCCAGCTGGCGTTGCGTTCTTCGTCGCCGCTCGCCAGCTCGACAATCTGGGTGCGCCGTTCCGGCCCGCCGCGTGCGCCACGACTGATGTTGTCGGGGAACCGAACCTCATGGAACGCCATTACATGCCCCTCCGGCCGAGAGAAACGGCGCGGGTGATATCAGCCGCGACCTGTGTGCGGGATTGCCGGAAGCTTTCGGCGTCGCGGGACATGATCGTGACAGAGATATTCGGCGCTGCGTTCTGTCCCTGGCCATATCCAGCCGCCTCCCTGCGCGACAGAACACGCTCGCCGCGTTGCAAGATCGCGGGCACTTCATCGGGTTTCAGCCCGGCCCAGCCCCCGGAGTGCATGCGCGGGGCACCGGCGAAGGCCATGGCAGGCACCATCCGGCTGCTACCCGCGACGCCAACTGTGCCGCCCGAATGCAGGATGTTCGCGAACAACCCGCCCGTGCCGCCAAGCGCACCCGATAAGGCATCGGCGATGGGGCCGAGAATGAAGCGCCGCGCGGCCAGTTTGGCCAGATCAGCGATCATCGAAGTGACGAGGCCGCTGAAGTCTAGCTTGCCGGTTTTGACGAAGTCGCCCACGGCGTTCTCTGCGCTCTGGAACGCCCCGACCAGCGTTTGGCCGATATCCCCGCCAATGTCCCGCGCCTTGGCTGCATAGTCAGCAAGGGCAGCCGTCACCGCGCCCCAGCCGGTTACTGCCTGCTCCGCACCCTCGGCGGCTGCGGCCCCTGCTGCGCGCGCAGCGGCTCCTGCGCCACCGGCAGCGGCGGCAGTGTCATCAAGTTCGGCGCTGAGTGCGTCTGCGGATACCGCTGCATCCGCGAGGGCCGTTTCGGCCTCGGTCCCGGCGCTGGTCATCGCATCACGCAGCGCCTGCCAACTCGCCAACGGGCGGCCAGCCGCATCGGCCAGCATGCCTGCTGCCTCGCGGTAGCCGTCGGCCCGGGCGCTGGCATCGTCGGCCGCAGCCCCCAATCCCAGATCAGGCGTATCGATGTAAGTCCGCCCCAGAGCCGCCGAGAATGCATCAGCTGCAGCAGCACCGGCCGCCTCTGCCGCACCCGCGAAGGGGTTGTCGATCCCGCCGAGTGCCACCGGATCGAGGGTCCCGAGCCGAACCCCACCTTCGCCGGTTGCCCATTCAGGGAGCAGGTCCAGCGCTGCGTTGAGCGTTGTAATGAACCTATTGATCCGAGTAACGACACCGTTCAGCATCGACTCCACGCCGCTGATCAGCCCGTTTGCGGCCTGAAACGCAAAGTCGCCAATGGCACCGGGAAGCCGCCCCCAGATCGCCTTCATCGCATCAAACGCGCCTTGGAACACGGCCACCGACCGGTCACCAAAACTGAACACGCCGGTGATGGCACCGTCGAGCGCCGTCAGCGTTGTGGCCTTCATCCCCTCCCAACCTGCTGCCATCCGTGCCAGTGCTGCATCAAGCGCGAGGCCGATGCGCCCCCACACCTCGAAGGCGAGGTCGGAGAGCAAACCCATCGCGTTACCAAAGCCACCGGCACCGGCCATCAACCGGGTGAACTGATAGACCAGCTCGCCCGCACCGACGATTAGCGCGCTGATGCCGGTTCGGATGAGCGCCCCGCGCAGGAACACCAGCGATGTGGCGAGGCCCCGCACCGACAGCGCGGCCATGGCCATGCCTGCCACCCAGCGCCCGGCCATGAGGCCCGCGAATGTGGTGGCATAGGTCGTCAGCCGCCCGATATTGTCGAAAAGTGCCGTGATCGCGATACCGACCGGCCCGGTGGTGCGCGCGACGGCGGCCAGCGCATTGGCCACAGCCTCGAGCGCGGGTGCCGCCGCCACGGCCAGTTGGTTCGAAACCCCGCGCCAGATCAACCCCAGGCGGGAAATCGCATCATTGGTCCGCTCGATCTGGTCAGCATCCTGCTCGGAAACCACCACCCCGAAGGCAAGCACGTCCTCTGTCGCCTGGCGCAGCGTCGCAGTGTCGATGCGAGACATGGCGATGGAGCCCTCTTCGCCGAAGAGCTGCCCCGCGACTGCGGCGCGCTCAGCCGCAGGTACGAATTCCGCGATGGCGGCGTTGATCGCCCCGACACGCTGGTCCAGCGGCAAAGCGATCAGGTCGGCGGCCGACAAGCCCAACCGGTCCAACGCGTCTGCCGCGGGGCCGGTCCCGGCAGCCGCCTGGCTCAACCGTCGCGTCAGATCCTTGGTCGCTTGCTCAATCCCGGACATCGACACACCGGCCAGTTCACCCGCACGCTCCAGCGTTTGGATCGAGGCGACTGTCGTACCGAGTGATTGGGCCAGTTTGGCCTGCGCATCCACCGTCTGCAGGCCGGAACGGACCATCGCGCCGCCTGCCGCCACCAGCGCTGCAGTGGCAGCCGCCGCTGCAAGCGTGGCGCGGCGGGCAAAGGCAGCGACGCGTGTATTCGCGAGGTCCATCTCACGCGACAGTCGCCCGAAGCCGCGCGCGCCTGCCTCACCCACACCTTCCAGCTCGGCGCGCACCTGGCGGCCGCCCTCGGCGACGAGGCGGACCGAGACGCGTTTTTCAGCCATCACGGCTTCCTTCCATCTGCTCGTTCACTTTGCGCACCATCACCGCCTCGATCTCGGGCAGCAGCTCGGCGGCGATCAGCGCGTCGATGCCCAGCGCTTGGGCCAGTGCAATGGCAGCACCCATGTCCCAGCCCAAGACAGCGCCGGGGATCACCCGTAGTTGCCCGCCAAGGCGACCGACCAGATCCCAGACCTGCCAGCCCTCCTGAGTTTGCGGCCTGTTCAGTCTTGTGGGGCAGTCCGGGCACGGCCCCGGGCAGGCGCTGCAGTACCGGTCGCCCCCGCCGAAGGACCAATCGGCGAGAGCGCGGAGACGTTTTTTTCCGCGTCCAGGATCAGGCCCCGTGCGACGTATTGGGTCTGGAAGGCTTCAAAGACCGGCCAGATCTCGAGAAGGGCGTCGATGCCATAGGGTGTGACCGGCAGCAGATTGCCAGCGTCATCGCCGACCCCCTCCCAATCCAAAACAGCGCGCCGTGCGACGGCCTTGGCCATGGCGAGCGCAAGTTCCTCGGTCGTGGAGCTATCCGGCATAACCTCGATGGCCGGATCGGCGCGGGCCGACACCATCAGCGCGGTGGTGAGTGGGCCCACCAGCAGACGCAGGCCTGGAGCGAGGTCCAACCATTCAGGCGTGGCGGTCAGGTTCAGTCGGATCATGATCAGTATCCTATGAGTGTGTTGATAAGGACGGCGGTGCACATGCGGGCCGGGCTGGTGGCTTTTGCTGCCTGCCAGTCAAAGCTGGCCTGCACGCCTTGCGGCCCGGCGATCTCGATGCGCGGTCGCGGTAGATAGACGGCATGGGCCGTGAAGGTGAAACTGGCGTTGACCCCAAGGCTGTAATTGAACTCCAACTCGCAAGGGCTGCCGTCGATGGCCTGTGTCACCAGTGTTGTGTCGGAAAATCGCACTTCGATCCGGCCGGTGAGTGCAGCCATGGTCGGATCGGCACCATCGATGCGGCCATCGCCCCGGATGGTTTCGATACGGTCGAGGTTGTTGGAATAGGTGATCTCAGCCGAGACGACATTGCCCAGCGCCGTTCCGTTGCGTTTGACCGTGCCGTTGAAATGGCCGAACCGCTGAAGAGCAAGCGCGGTTGGTGTGCCAGCGGCCGTTGTGGCGGCGACGGTTTCACCTTGGGCAATGAGCCGCGCCGTCGCGGTCAACAGGCCAGAGCGCTGCATCTGCCATGACAGCTGATCCAGCACACAGCCTGAATACATGGCGAAACGGGGCACTTCCGGCATTGCCGTTTCAATCGACATGCTCGGTAGCGTCCAGTTGCCCGACTGGAACGTGTGGGTCTTGGGCGTGGTGCCGCTTGTGGTGGGCTGGCCAAACGCCGCCTTCAGCCAGAAGCCGAAGGCCTCAACGTCGATGGGGATCACGACCTCGCCGTCAGCGGTCACCGCATCCTTGATTGGTGCAAGCGGATCGCGACCGTAGCCCAACAGTTCCGATTCCAGCAGCGGTTGTTCCGCCCCGAGCGTCGCCCGGGCGAAGGGCATCAGCCGGAACCCACTCACCGGCGGGGTGCCGTAAACTGTCTCGAAGCCAAGCGCCATCTGCGCCCGGGCGCCTTGCGCTCGTGCCATATCGTTCTCCTAATTGTCGGGGTGTCAGGCCAAAGGGCCTGTGGTGGTGTAGTGCAAAACGACGGTGATCACCGCCGCCTTCAGGGTGACAGCTCCCTCAACCGGCAGATCGACCGAGGCCGGGGCTTCTGCCTCGACCCAATCGCAGAGCCCGCCAAGTGTGCGGTCTGTTTCCAGTGCAGTGCCGATCGCCGCGATCAGCGCATCGAAGGCCGTGGTCCGGTTTCCGGCCGTCTGGATGATCACCTCCATCTCCGCCCGGTGCTCATAGTGATAGCGCAGCGGCGATAACGTGACCTCCGGCTCGCCGGGTTGGCCGTCGCGCAGGATGATCAACCCGGCTGGCGGGATGCGTTCGGGGAGAACCTCGTCACGCAAGGTGAGGGCGGCAAGCGGCTGCAGCCGCGCTTGCAGCGCGGCGAGGACGGTATCGCGGGTGGTGTGCATTGTGGGTGGCTCTGAATTTTGGCCTGCGCTGTCAGGGTGCAGGCTTGTTTACTACTCTTGTAGGGGTACTTGCGCCGGATCAGTGACCTTCAGGGTCTCTCATGGTAGTGACTACTCATACAGGAGGACCGACATGCAATTTCAACTGAACACTGATTCCAATATTCAAGGGAACGACGGATTGGCAGATGAAGCCGAGACGGTCGTCACTTCTGCGCTCGGGCATCTGACCGACCGGCTTTCCCGGATCGAGGTGCATCTGGCTGATGTGAACGGTGCCAAAGGCGGTGCCGACGATATTCGCTGCACCGTCGAGGCGCGCCCCGAGGGGATGCAACCGCAGACTGTCACCCACAATGACGCCAATGTGGACGCAGCCCTGCGCGGTGCGGCGAAAAAGATCCGCTCCTTACTGGACAGCGAATTCGGCAAGCTGGACCGGCGCTGATCACAACCGCCTATCCACCCACTTCGCCACAATGAGCCCGGGCACGCCGTCCACTGCCCGCTCCGCATCCCGCGCCAAATCCAGCCGCTTTCGCAGCTTGACCTGCGGCACCAGCAGGAAGATCGGCACGGTCGCTACGCCGCGTCCAGTTTTGGATCTGCTCGCCACCGCGCGGCCTTTTGTATTCAGCCGCCCCTCGGCCACCAGTAGGCTTGGCCCCCGGCGGCGGTAGATGAATCGCAAGCGCAGGCCGGTTCGACGTTCCCATTCTCCGGGGGTGATGCGACTGCCCTTTGTGCTTTTCCCGGCCGCTGGCGTGGGAATCGCCAGCCAGAACCCATCCTTTGACCGGATCAGCGGTCCGGTATCATGCGCGCCGATGATCACGGGTGCTTTGGACCAGACGAGAGCTGCCGCGTTCAGGCTGTTGCTGGTCCTTGGGAACGTTGCCAGACGGATGCTGTTGCTCAGCCGGGTTCCCAGCCCAGCGCCGGTGATCTGGGTGCGCCAGGCCGATTTCAGACTGCCGCCCGCCTCTCGCATGGCCGCCGACACCGCCTTTTCACCGGCAGCGATTTCGGCCTGCATCAGGGCGGCAATGTCAGGCCGGATGTCGATCCTAAGCCTCATGTTGGCCTCAGGTCCAGCGACCAGACAAGCCGTTCACGGTCACGCATCGGCTCGCCCTGGATGGTAAAGCTGTCGGTGCCGATCACGATCAGATCGCCGGGATGGGGATCCGGCAGGTCGAACAGACGCACGTCGACCATCGTGGTATCGCTGACAAAGCGGCCCGCGCCGAACTCGGTGATGCGATCCGGGGCGCGGCGGATGAGACGGATCGTGCGTTCTTCTGAGGTGGTGGCCGAGATCCAGAGCGCGGCCATCGCCATGGACGGGTTTGCATAGATCCGGTCCACGGCGGCGGCGAAGACGTTCATGGTCGGCTCGTCAGTTCGAGGTCTGCAGGCGGATCGCGATGCGCGGCCGCTTGTTGACCGGCAGGATCGAAGCTTCCGTCATCAGGTCGATCCAGCGGCCTTTCTCGTCGAGATGCTGGCGAGCATAGAGCGGCAGACCCATGGTGTTCGCCGCCTCCAGCAGGTTTGCCGGGCCGCCATAAGTGGTGAAGGTGTCCATGGTGCCCAGCGGGAACGCGATGCCTTCGCTGGCGGGGACCAAGCGTTCGGTCGCTTTGGTGGAAAGCGTGACGGTGCCCGAGTATTCCTCGAACACAATACCCGCAAAGGGGAAGTTGCGACGCATATCCTCGCGCAGGGGCTGGGCCCCAGTGGCTGCGTAGAACTTGTAGGCTTCCTCGGTCTTCGGGTGCGCGATCAGCTTGTCGAAGAACTCCCGGCTGACCAGTGCGTGAACTGAGGACATGGCCTCGCCCAACAGGTTGTCTTCCACGGCGCGCAAGACCTCACGGACCTTGCCCTGCACATTGGTACCTGCTGTGCCCAGCAGGAAGTCCACCGAGATTTGCGCCAGCCCGAACTCCGTGAAGTAGTTGTAGAGCGTGGTCCCAGCGCCGTCCTTCACGATACCGCGCAGGGCGTTCATCTCCATGTATTCGCGGGTCTGGGCGTGCTTGCGACGCATCAGCTGCAGCTTGCGGTTCATCACCTCGACCAGCGGGTCGGCCCCGTCGAACACGCCCAGCGCCGGTTGGCCCTGAATGTCGCCGGGCAGGACCACGTCATCATGCGGGATCCACGGCAGGGCGAAGCTGCGCATGGAACGACCCTCGCGGGTGCCGACCGTGGCCGGGCCGCCGAGGGGGACGGAGGGCAGCAGGTTCAGCACACCCTCGTATTGCTCGATGATCACTGAGCGCTGGCTGACGCCCTCGAAGCGAAACAGGCCGATCTGGCCGAGGCGGGTGTAAAGGTTAGGCAGGATGTTGATCGCCTGCGTCATTTCGGCCAGCGAATAGCCGCCAGCGTCAAAGGGGTTGCGGACAAGGGTCATGGGATGCTCCGGGGGATAAAGGGGATGTTAGATCAGACGCCATCGCGGGCGATAATGCCGACGGCGGCAAGCTGGCCGATCTTGGTGGTGATCTTGGCGCTGTCATCGACAGTGGCGTCATAGGCCAGGCCCGCCCGCGAAACGATCGAGGGGCCGCGCACGACTACAATGCCGGTGGCGTCCGCCAACGTGGCGTCGACGGGATAGAGCAGCACAGCGCTGGCAGTCTGCGCACCATCAGTGCCACCGCTGGTCGCCAGCTTGTATTTGCCGTTGACCGTAATGCGGCCGAGGACCGCACCGACCGGATAGCGCGTGCCAATCAGCAAGGTGATCACTTCGCGGGTGTAGTTCGGGTTGACCTCATATTTGAGGACATCGCCCATGCTGGGCGGTTCCGTCAGGACGGGCATTGGTTGGTCTCCATGTTGTGGGGGTTGGCCGGTGTGGGTGGCGCTAGATCAGCGCTTGGCGTCAGTTGCAGCCTTCTTGGC